TGGCGAGTTCTTCCTGAAGCTCCATCGCAAGTTCCGAACGGCGCTTGGTGTCTACCCGAACGCCCAGCTGCATAGCACGAAGGACAGGCCAGAAGAGGGCTTGCTGGAATGCTTCGACTTCCTGCATACCCATGCTTTCAATTGCGGAGAGTTCAACTTCCCCCACCTCACGGGTACGTACACAGTCGATGCAGTTATACCGCCAGAGCTGGTCTTCGCCTACATCATTCGTCCAGGTCTTGCCGTCGTCTTTCCAGTACACATAATGGTCGCAGTACATCGAGGCTTGGAAATCCAGAGCCTTGCGTAAGCCTGCAAACATTGTGTGATGGGAGATCATGGTGTCCTGTACCACGCGAGGTACGAAATGCCAGTGCCGGTACGTATATTGCGCATCATATAGAAGATTCTGGCCGCGTACCTTGACGTTCGGGTGGGTAAGTAAGCGGTATAATTGGAATACAATCGCGGCCTCTTCGTCGATCGCAAAATAGCCGTTGCGATCTTCGACGCACATGAAGGGGATACAGATAGCATCTTCGAGCGTCCAGGAAATTCCCGCGCAAGCAATGTGACCTGCGCGAGTTTCCAAGTCGAAGTCAATCCATTCAATCTCCTTGCGGTCGAGTTGGTCGCACAGGCGACGGAGTGTCCGGTAAGCCTCATCCGCTGACGGACGGACAAGGAAGTTCCAATGCGGGACATTTGCGTACTCCTTAGTGTTGCGTTCCTTGGCCGCACGTTTGAGATCAAGGACTGCGGCGGCACGATTTTCCCACTGGTACATGACCGAGCCTGGTGTGAAGGTGGGAATGACCTTAATGCCGGATTGGGTAGAAAGCTGGGAACCGCGCCACTTGAGAACACTCCAGGCGCCGGTCAAGGCGTAGAGGGCAAGGTTGCCTAACGCGATAATGACGTTTGGCTTGACGAGTTCAATCTCACGTTGGAGGCGTTCGAGACCTTGAACCACAATCGGGAGTACCCACTTGTCGCCCCACTGGACGTGCGCGGAAGTCTGGTCTTTCCGCTTTAGTGCCATCCAAGCGCCGAGGTCATTGCGCGGAGGACGGGCGTTGACGACGTTAGTGAGATAACACTCCGTCCTTAAAATACCGGCTTCGTGGAGCATCCGGTTCAGTTCCGCGCCGGAGTTCCCCATAAAGGGCTCGCCCGAACGCTCGTCGTGCTCCCCGTAGAATTCGCCTACGATCATTATCTTGGCGGGGCAAGGCCCCATTCCCATGCGTGGCATTGCTGTCACCTTTCATTTTAGATATTGGTTGACATGGAGGTAGTTGAAGAATCGGCGCAACCAGTAGGATCGGATGAGAGATACTACCGTAAAGAGTACTCCGATGATAAGGTTGGAGGATAGGGGAAGGTGAACGCCGAACAGTGGGAAGATAAGGCACTGCGCGGTGACAGCAACCCCGTATCCGAGCAGGATATTAAGGACGGACTCTACGAGTGACGCCCTGCGGGATTGTCCGGTCATACCGGAAGTTCACCCTGGTCTGACGGCACCAGTTCCTGGATGCGCTTGAGCGACAAGCCGTAGGCGGTGGGGTCGAGTTCGACTCCGGTAGCGAGAAGGCGGGACGCATGGGCGGCGGGAAAGATTGGGCCACTCCCACAGAACGGGTCGAGGACGCGATCACCAGGACGAGCCGATCGGCGCAAAAGTTCCTTGTATAGAGCTACAGGTTTCTGCGCGTTATGTCCGATGTTCTTGTCGGGAGGGCACTCAATAACATCAGGTGCGAGGGCGTTCACCTTGCGATCACCCTTGATTGCGTACAGGATACATTCGTACTTTCGCTGTGGGCCATGCTCAGGCCACGGGGCGCGGAAGGCTGCAGGCTTATACCAGATCAACGGGGTGCGGAAGACCCGCCAGCCCGCTTCCGCGAACAGAGTTTTGAGCTTCGGAAACAGGTCAATATCACAGAAAGCGTAGAGGTGAGCCTGCGGCTTGGTAATGCGTAATCCTTCGGTTGCGAGTGCAGAGTAACAACGGAGTGCGTTAGCTTCCGTGTCAGAGTAGAAATGTGCGCCACCAGTCTGGCCGCCCGAGTCGCCAAATTCATCTGCGCCCATGCCGTACGGAGGGTCTGTGAGAATGACATCATATTGTCCTGAAGGTTGTTGGGTTAGCCACTCGAGAGAGTCGGCGTGATGGCAGACATGATCGTCTGTCGTAAGGGTCTTGCCAACTACCTCGGCCAGCTGTGCGTGTTTTGCAGCCTCTTCTTTGCGCTGAAGAATCTTGAAAGCGTCCTTGATAGACTTGGCCGACTTAACATCAGGGTCTTCCATGTGCTTTGCGAGTATGAGTTCCTTGCGTGTAGCTTCTTGATAGGCACCTTCAGAAGAACCTCGTACTTCCAGGGCTATGTCGGCGGTGGTCGGGGCAGGCTTGCCGGATTGAGCTGCTTGAGCGGAACGGAGTTTTTCCAGCTTGTCGGTGGCGATAGCTTTCTCTTGCCACGAAAGGTCAACGCGGCGAATGTTCTCTTCGAGTTCAGCCTCCATAGCTTCGACAGCGGTGAGTTCTCCGAGAAGGGTGTAGGGAATAGTCGAAGGTTCGACAACCTGCCCCTCAAACTGGAACGACCTCCCAAGGTCGTGAAGGTCAGAGATTGCGCGGAAGCGACGTTCGCCTGCAACAAGGGTAAGCTGGTCGCCCACCTTACGCATGACCGGCGGGTGCATCAAGCCGAGGCGCTCGATAGAATCTGCCAGTTCGTTAAGGGCGGTCGGGTCGAAGTCTCGGCGCTGACGATTCGCAGGGATTTCGATGTCAGATAGAAAAGCAACGTGTTTCATTTACCGGCATCCTTGAAAGCTTGAAGGTAAAAAGGATCTGGGTCGGTTTGACGCCGATACCAGAGAACGTAGTCACGCGGAACATCTTTGATCGCGGTGCCCTTGTACTTTCCAAACCCCATAACAGTCGGGATGCGGGCGGCTTCGGAGGCAGCGTAGAGTTGCTCGATGTCTGTAATTCCGGCATTATCGCATATTGCGCGGAGAATGTCAAGACAAATTTCGATGTCTACGAGAGCGCTGTGGGCGTTACGAAGGCGGTCGCGGACAGCAGGTGTCTGACCGTGGAGGTGGTATAGGAGGGCAGATTGGGAGTATGAATCGAGGTTCGGCCAGGTACGGCGGGCGAGTGCAAGGGTGCAAATGCGCTTGACTTGCGGCGGAGATCCGATTGCTTTCCAGTCGAAGTCTACATTGTGCCCGATCATGTAAGTGAGGCTGGGGAGAGAAGAGGCGTTGAAGATAGGTTGGCCTTCCAGATCTTCGGGAAGAAGGTGGTGCGCAGCAACAGCCCCGAGCGCCATCGGCTTGGTGTGAGAATGGCGGGCGTATAGAGTTTCGCCTGTCGGCGTAAGGTCTGCGGCCAAACCCATCAGCGCGATTTCAACAACCTCAGAATTGTCAATGCCTGTGGTTTCGGTATCGAGAATAGCAATGTTCATTGCGCGTCCAAGAGAGTTACTTGAGGAAAGTCGGGCATGGGAACACCAGCCTCGGCTAATGTGACAACGGCATTTTCACCTACGCCCAACAATCGGTCAGAGATAAGCTGGGCGTATCCAGCGATGTCCACCCAACTGTCTGCGTACCAAGGATCGCCATTGACTATGCGCCCGATCTTGTGAGCGATCATGTCGAGAGACTCCATCATATCGTCGTCAAGGACTTTTTCTTTTTGCTCGAGGTGGTAGCGGATAATGCGCTTAATGTCCATCGTTACTTCAGCGTGGCCGGTAAACTTACCGTAACGGGTTCCACGTTCTTCGAGAGTTGCTGCGAGGTCAGTCATTTCAATCTCCAAGTAAAAGAGGGGGAAGGTTTCCCCTCCCCCAGGATTGCGCGATTAGGCGCGGGCTACACCACCCACACGCTCCATGATCTGGTCTTCGTACAGTTCGTGCTTGACTTTAACACGGACTGCCTGACCAGTCATCTTGCGAGCCGAGAACACATCGCCAGCCTTGTTCATATCGAGAGCTTCGCGGTAGTTGCGAAGACCACGATTCTTACCAGGCGAGTTGTCGATGGTGCCAGCATCAGTCAGGTCGAGCATGATGCTGTCGGTCAGCGTGATGGTCGGCTGCTGAAGGCCGAGTTGAGTCTGAACATCGGCAGGAATTTCCAGCGTAAGCGGAATGTCCCAAGCGATGCCGGACTTGGTCGGGTCTTTCTTGCCTTGCCATGCACGAGACTTGACCTCACCGATGACAGCGGTGTAATCGCCAGCAGGCAGGGGTGGACGCTTTTCGGTTGGGGCTTCGATGGTTGCGTCGAGGAAGGTGTCGGGATTGAACATTGACATTGTATTGCTCCTTGAGTTGAAAGGTTGCTACGTTGAGTGACTGAAGTTGAGGACTTGCATAACAGGGTCAGTCACGACCCCTGGTATAGGTTGATGAAGGTTATGATAAGACTGATGGTTATAATAATACTAGCTAGGATGACATTGTGCCGCGTTTGTCGATTCAAACACTTGGCTTCTGCCAGAAGTTCTTCAGCAGTTTTCATACTTAAAAGGGCTCATCATCCTTAGGCGGGAATACATTTATCCAGCCCGACCAGTCAGATGATGCAATTGGAATGGAGTCGATCTTAATACTGATGCGACCTTCGGAGTCTTGGAAAACCGAGCCGATGCGTGGGTATTTAGTCTTTGCCCCGTTAGGCTGTGGAACGTGGGCGCAAGCTGCGCCGATGAAAGTTTTTTCGGGATTCATACTGCGTTCCGATTCTTCCACTTGTCCATGATGATGCGGAAGTCTGGGGCTTGCTTGGATGCGATAGGAAGGTTACGGGTCTTGACATCGACGTTCGCGGCTGCGGTATCCCAGTAGAAATTCGTACCCTCGCGGACGCAGTAAATGACGTCGGAGAAGAGTTGGGGAATATCGTTCGACATTGCCTTGCCGATAGCCTTGGTCATTAGCTTAATGCCGCCGGTGATCTCGTCTTGTTGGCGATCAACGTGGGCTGTCATAACGAATGTGCAACGCAGGCCCTGAGTGCAGAGGCGGAGGAAATTCATCAGGTTGTTCTGGGCGACGCCATAGTCGGGCATGGAGGCGGTGGGCTTACTCCCGATCACCATCTTGAAAGCTGCGTTAGCCAGTTCAGAAAGAGAATCAATGACAAAGATGCGATCAATACCGAAGGTGTCGATAGGCCCAAACTTTTTCCCACTGCGATCGTCAGGAAAATCAGAACAAGCTTGAAGGATTTTGTAGAAAGCATTGTTGTCACCGCCACGATTAGCATCAACCATCTTGGTGATGGATTCGTAAGAGAGCTTACCCACGTTGTCAGCCGCTTTGAGAAGCTGGTCGAGCGCAAGTGGCTTGGTGAGGGTGGAGTGGTAGTGAAGGTTGGCGGGGACTTCAAGGTCACGATCGCGCCAGTATCCGAGGAGAGTTTCGAGACCGTTCTCGGTGAACAGGGCGAAGACTTCGGTGTTGTTCTCGGCAGCCCATTCGACTAGCTTGCCGAGAGCGTAGGTCTTGCCAGTTCCAGAGGGGCCTTCGATAAGAATCTTCGGGCCGATTGCGTTAGACATTAGGATACCTTTCTAAAATTGCGAGGAGTTCGCGTTGGAGTAGGGATGCTGAACAGTGTGTTAAGTCTTGCCCGACAAGCATTTGCCCATCGCCATGCCTGGTGCAGGGTCTCGCCATGCAAATCCAGTGACGCATACCACCCTCTGGATCTGTGCGGATAACCCGTCCCCAGATGTCTCCGCAAGTTGGACAGAAGAAACACCAGTCGGGAAGGTGGTGGATAGAACTCCAGACACCGCGAGGGACTTTGTTTTCACCTACTGGTCTTCCGTTGTCGAAGAAGGTGTAGGTAGCGAGGTTGTCGGACATGGGAGGGCCTTGAGATCAGCGAGAAGGTTGGCGGCGAAGTCGTCGGACTGGAGCTTAAACTCGGTAAGGGCGAGCTCGAGGAAACGGAGGGCGCGATCGGGGGTAAGCTGGAACTTAATGGAGGAAGATTCTCCATCAATCTCGATTTCACCTGTATACTTATCGTGATCGCACCAGTCACGCTTTATCTGGAGGTGTTTGATTCTCACGATACCACCTCTTCTTCACGGAGTAACGGATTCCAGATGCGGCGCGAGAATGAACCTTCGAGCCACGGTTGCGGGTCAAGGGAGAGGCAGACCTGGCGGAAGGCACAGCCAGAGTATTCTGTGCAAGCATGGTCGAGGGAATAATCCCACACACCAGACGCCCACATTTGCTTCATACGTTCGATGTCGCGGAGGAGCTGTTCGTACCAGCGGTCAATCATCCAGGCAGGGCGGAACGTCACCGCTTGCATGGTGTCATACTTGGTCTTGAGGATAGACAGACCGCGGACGAGGAAGCCCTGCAAGGGAAGGTTGGCACGAACAGCGCCCCAGCAATACCCCGTGAATTGGCTGCGAAGATCCCATTGCTTCGGCCATGATGCGCCGAGGGATGAAGTTGTCTTATCATCCAAACCGAATACCCCTCCAGCGTAATCACAGATCATATCCATACGACCGACGTAGAGGATAGGGTCGCCGGTAACTGGATGCGTTGCGTCAGTTGGTTCGGCAAAAGAAAACTCTACGCCCTTGTCGCCGGACGGGAGGGTGATGGGGGTAGCAGCATCGGAACCGAGGGGGTACTGTGTGAAGTAATACTCGAAAGCTCCGGCGGTACGTTCGAGAGACTTAGCCGAATCGGGCGGGCACTCAAAGTCTCCGTAAGCATGCATGAGCGCCATGAGGCCCTTGGCGATAGCGTCTTCGGCAAGCATTCCGTCCTGGTAGTACGCGACGCGGGCAACCTCAAGACCCTTGGCGTAAGCACCGCCAGCTACGAGGTGGACGGAGGGGTCTTTGGATTTCCAGTGCTGAATATACTCTCGGTAAAATCGGTGGGGGCAGCTGCGGAAGCTGGCAATCATGGTTGAGTCGAGAATCTTGGGAAACGGTGGGCGTTCGGTCATGGTAGAGCCTCCTGTCTTGGTTGTCTTGGGGGCGGCGTACCGCCGCCTGAGGATTAAATCAGCGCCAAAGGCGAGGAACCGCCTGGCCGAGGGTTAAACTCACCGCATAGGAGATCGTCTGTCACTGCGGGGAAGGTAGAGAGAGGTTGTGGGGTCAATGACGGCCCGCGGCCTGTGGCTACCGCCGAAGGCATCATCACGATTTGAACCGCTGGCGGATACCGGCGGCACTCGCCCTCGGAACCGGCGGGGGTATTCGGGAGGAAGTGGGAACACTCACCGCAGCAATGGCGAAGGGCGGCCATCATAGGCCTCCGAGTTCGGCAAGCAGGTCATCGGCGGCTGGGATGGCTACCTTGGCGGTCTTGCGGCGGGCACCTTCGGAAGCGTGGGCTGCGGACACACGGCCCTGGCGAAGGGCGGCGATGGCTTCGCGCATCTCGTCCATAGTGATAGTGCCGTCGAGGGCTTTGGTGCGCCAGATGGAGATCTTGGCTTGAAGTTCGGGGGATTGCGCGGTCACTGGCGTGGCTCCTTAAGTAGGGTTTCGAGGGCTTCGATCATTTCCTTCGGGCCGGTAACGTGGTAGCCCTGGGGGAGGCCGAACGGCTGAAGGTCGAGTCGGCGGGAGTGGAAAAAGTCGTTGATGAGCTTGATGAAGAGGCGTTGGTATGAACCCTTCGGCACACGACCTTCGAGGTCGGAGTGAAGGAACAGGGTGAGCTTGGTGTAGATGTCTTCCGGCAGCATCAGGTGGATGCCGATAGAAGGGATGACGTTAGGGCGACGGGGCATGGTCAGGCCTCTCGCGCAGCTCGCGCTGCGTGGGCGGCGGCGATAGCGTTCTCTATGTGATGTCGGGCTGTGTGGAGTTGCGCGAGTGACAGCCCGCGAATTGCCTGGCGGATAATGCCAAGGCGAAGTTCGGGGGAAAAGCCCCCATCGCCGTGGGTTTCGAGCACCTGGGACAGGTAGGCATACCTGATCTGACCGAGAGTGGGGTAGCGTGGGGGGTGCTTCATTCGGTGGGTTCCTGTTTGTTAAGGTTATTTCGCATGGTGTCAAAGAAATCCTGCGCGGTGTGTGCGTAGGCGGCACACTGGCGGGACGCAAAGTCATATGCGCCGGACGCTGCGAACCAGCCGCCAGACATGAGGGCGGAGAGTATGGCGGGTATGTCCCAGGCGGATGAGTAGAATGTGCCGTCACCACAGCTGTGATACGCTCGGCGTGGGAGCGGGTCGCGGTTGCGACTAGGCATAGGGTTGTGCGACATGGTGAGCCTCCAAGGTGTGCGGGTTATTGTTGCCGGATTCGGCGTTTCATGTTCGTATTATATACGGATAATTCGTGCGCGTCAAGAACATTTTCCAAAGGGATGTGCGGTGTCCGAACGGTGTAGGGAAGTTCTACCGGCATAGGCGCAGAGCTGTTTGCCATGCCTGTCGGGGTGCCGTCTCCGTCGTAAAGCCAGTACGCATTTCCAGTGCGCGTGACTTGGGCGACCGGCTTGCCGGACAGGTCGGTGATCCAGAGAACTTCCTGGGCGTGTGCGGGATGGCAGGAGGTGAGGATGAGAGCTGCTGCGAGGGTGGTTGTGCGTTTCATTCTTCACCTTCTCGGATGAATTGATAGACTGCGCGGGACAGTGCTCCGTCCAGCTTCAGAGCGGACTCTATGGAGTGATAGGTCTTTACCCAGCTTTCGATGTTGGTGCCTTCGAACTTCTCTCCGCAGAAGATTATGACTACACCCCCGTTTTGAATGATGCCAGGGTTTTCGTGGAGGGTGTCGATACAAGATTGAAGGTTGTCGATAGCCCGTTTGACAAGGGCTTCGTTGCGGGTGGTTGCGGCTATGATTTTGGTCATTTAGAACTCCTTGCTCGGATGGCTGCGGCTCGATTTCGTGCGTAGCTGTAACAGTCTTTGCTTTGATATGCTGTCAATGCTGTTCCTTCCTCGCACACCTTCGCACAGGCTTCTCGCTCGGCTAATACTGCGGCTTCAACGGTTGGCGTGGCTAGATAAAGCAGACAATCGTCAGGGATTGTGTTGTCTTTGTAAGACAGCAATCTTCCTTTGACCATACAAGCAACCGGCTCTTGCTGCTCACGCTGCACTGGTGCGGCGGGTTGCTGCGTAGGGGTCGGCGTTGTGGATGGCTTCCCATACTTTAATGCGTCTGCAAACAGGTTCTTCAACGAGAATCTCTGCGTGTATGCAGTTGACAATCAGGTTCAACTTCACCGCCAGACGCAACGCATCGCCGTCATCGGTTAGTGGGTTCCACTGGTCATCATCAAAGCGATTAGGCCAAGCGTGAGGCAATCGTCTAGGATCAATGCCAGCCGCCTTCGCAGCCTGTTCCAATAACTTGCGGTCGTTGTTCATTTCAAATACTCCTGTTCAAACTCAACAGCACAATACCCGCCAATGGTTCTAGCAACCTCTAAGGCTTTCATTTGCTCGTCTGCTCGGACAAGGGCGGCAAAGCGTTCGACTTGTTCAGGCGTTCCAATAAACATTGTTTCAAACGGAGGCTTGTCGTATTTCAAGCCAGCCTCTCTCGCCATTTCGATTACTGTTTTCATTCGTCATCCTCCTGGGGTTGGTCAGCCAGCCACTCGAGCCGGTCTATCTCGTCTTGCATTCGGCGCAGCCATGCTTGGGCATCTTCCGGTGTCAGGAAATCGTCGGGAACTTCTGGCATATTATCTCTCCATATCTCCATCATCATGCTCGCGGTGGATGTACTCTTCCCCGCACATCGGGCACACCCCGTCTTCCAGCACTGTCCAATCCCCGCAATCCGGGCACAGGGCAACTTCTTCCTCCACCTCTTGGGGGAGTACTTCTACTCTTTCGTTCATATTACGAGCCTCGCAGGGATACCGCCCTGATGTCGGGAACCTCCGGAAAGGTGGCTGGGAGGGGCAATTCAATTCCCCTCCCGTCCTACCCCGCCGCCAAGTGGAGGCTCAATTTCATCTTGGCGACTCGGCGTTCAGTGTACCACCACTACAACGCCTAAAAACCTAATTGTTCCGCTTCCCAAGCCTGTCGAACTTTAATAGCTTCTTCAAGCGATGGGCCAGAGTACAGCGTTTTCTTTGGGCCTTGGTTTCGTGGATAACCACGCTCTCGGACTAAGACTCTATACCCACCACGAAACAGCTCAACACCTTTAACACCACTGCGGCTGTTGGTTCTTAGACCTTGCCGACCTAGCGTATTCTGTTCTGCCTTAGTAATCCACCTACAATTTTCTTTGCAGTAGTT